GAAAAGTATAAACTAGGTACTTGGACTAATAAGAAGACTGGACAAGACCATCCAAACAACAAGTTTATCGTAGTATTAGAAAAGAGTAGCAATGGGAATTAAGGCAGGAAAAATTTGGGGTTCAACGGAACTGATCCACGCTAACGGTGTACTAGAGTTTCATCGTATTGAATATAAAGCAGGATATAAATGTTCAGAACACGAACACGAATTTAAATGGAATGGATTTTTTGTTGAATCGGGCAAGATGATTGTTCGAGTTTGGCAAGATGATCAAGGACTAGTTGACGAGACTATTCTTGAAGCAGGCGACTTTACACAAGTAAAGCCCGGCAAGATCCATCAGTTTGAAGGTTTAGAAGACGGTGTCGCTTTTGAACTATACTGGGCGGAATTTAATCACGATGACATTGTTCGTCGTACAAGCGGCACAGAAGTAGAAAGTAAAAAGAAATGAAAGAATATTTTAATTTTAACGGCGTAGCAAAGCGTCAAGAGTTTTGGGCAGTGCATATTGTCTCAATTCTAGTACTGATTGTTGCTATGGCAATGCTAGAAGGTGCTGGAGCAGTGGGCGCACTTGCTGCATTAATTATCCTTGTTGGTGCATTTTGGGCAGTACTTGCTGTTACTGTAAAACGCATACGTGATGCAGGACTCAACACTTGGTGGCTATTAGCAGTACTTGTTCCTTATGTAGGTACAGTGGCTACTATTGTATTTGGTTGCCTTAGCAGCGCAGAGCAAGATGGCTGATCTTCTTCCAGGAGAGGCATTGATATATGAGCGTAGCGACGGTGTTGTCTACGCTCATTATCGCGACAAGCCTGAGATACCGCGTTGGATCATAGGCGGCGATCCTGCAGGAGTAGCAAGGGCACAAGGTGACATGCTCAACTACAGTGACTGGCAAGACTTGTGTAGATTGTCAGAAGAGTATCCTACAATAAAAAAGCTCTTGGATCAAGTAGTTACAATGTATTACACAGTGAAGGACGACAAATGAGAATCATAGCAGGACCGTGCCAACACGAATCGTTAGCACAGAGTGCAGAGATTGCTAAAGAATGTAAGCGTGTGTGCGACAAGTATGGCATTGAATATTATTTTAAAGCCAGTTATGACAAAGCCAATCGTACAAGCGCAAACGGTGTGCGTGGTATGGGTATGGATGCTACACTCACAGACTTTTTAGCACTAAAGGTAACACTAGGTGTAAAGACACTTACTGACGTACACGACTATGTGCAAGTAAATCGCATTGAAAGAGAATTTAAAGATGCAGTTGATGTTTACCAAATTCCTGCGTTCTTGTGCAGGCAAACAGATTTGATTACAGCGGCGTGTGCTACAGATAAGATTGTAAATATCAAAAAAGGACAGTTCCTTGCACCTTGGGACGTCAAAGGTATACTAAGCAAAACAGAAGGTGCTAAAGAAGTATGGATAACAGAAAGGGGAACTAGTTTTGGATATAATACACTTGTCGTGGATTTCACTGGCTTACAGTATATGCTTGATACTTATGATGCTCCTATCGTGCTGGATGCTACTCACGCAGTACAGAAACCTGGAGGCAAGGGTGATAGTAGTGGCGGCAATCGTGATTATGTGCCTGGGCTCGCTCGCGCTGGGGCTGCTCTTGGGATCGACTCCTTCTTTATGGAAGTCCATGCTAACCCTGATCTAGCACCTAGTGACGGACCTAATATGTTGCGACTAGAAGACTTTGAAAAAGTAGTAGAAGACATTGTTGCTATTAGGAGAGTTTTAAAATGAACAAGACAGCAATACTAATTCCTGCTAGGTACGGCAGCACCCGCCTTCCAGGCAAGCCATTGATATCATTAGATAATATTCCTATGATACGCAGAGTATATGAACGCTGCCGCAAGACAGGACTTGACACCTATGTACTAACTGATGACATGCGCATCTTTGAATTATTTGGCGCACATAACTGTTGGATCGAAGAAGTAGATTATGCTAACGGCACAGAACGATGCGCAGGCGCGATACAAAATGATTTCTTTAAAAAATATAATAAGTTTATTAATGTACAAGGCGACATGCCCGATGTAACAGCTGAAGTGATTAACAAGTGTCACACACTGTTAGATTATTACAATGTGTCAACAGTATACGCAACTATGCCAAAGATGATGCAAGACGATCCTAATACTGTAAAGTGTATACACGCAAGTGAACATGCACTTTGGTTTGGCAGAGGCATTACAGGATACGGCAGTTGGCACTTAGGCGTATATGGTTACAGACGCAACGCATTAGAAATGTATCCTACATTGCCGGTACCAGAAGAAGAAAGAATTGAGCAATTAGAACAGCTCAGATGGTTAAAAAACTCTTGGCAGATCGGGATTAATCCTGTATACTATAAAGGAGTAGAGATAAACACACCCGAGGATGTAGAAACATGGCAGCAGAAAAACTCCCAATAAAAGATGTACTAGCCGCAATCGATATGGGTGCAAAGTCTGTATGGGATGAGCTAGACGTCGATCAGCGCAAGCAGGTTAGCTTCTGGCTACTCAATAGATATGTGTCAGGAGTTAGCGGCAGTAGAGAAAAGCAAGAACTTGCCATCTTTAAGACTAACGAGTACTACAATAAAAATTATATGTCAGTTAGTAAAGAACAAAAACTAATGTGGCAACTGTTGTGCATGAGCGGCAATACTGGTAAGATAGAATACCATCCATGGATTGGTTTGAAAAAGAAAACCGGTAGCAACAACAAAGCAATAAAGTTACTAGAACAAATTTATCCACACTTAAAGAACGACGAGGTAGAATTACTTGCTAGAATATCTACAAACAAAGAACTCAAACAACTTGCGCAAGAGCACGACATTGACTTCAAGCCCTAAGCCATATGTATGTGAATACTGTGGCGGCAGCTACGTTAAAGAGTCAACTCTTGCAGTGCATCTTTGCGAAAAGAAACGTAGAGCATTGCAAAAGGATGAAAAGCGTGTACGGCACGGGTTCTATGCATTTCAGCGTTTCTATAAACTAAGTGCAGGAGCAAAGAAAGAAAAAACATACGAAGAGTTTTGCAAGTCACCATACTATAATGCATTTGTTAAGTTTGGCAGTTTCATTAGTAATGTTAAGCCGTTATATCCAGAAAAGTATATTGATTACGTTATTAAGAGCGGAGTCAAATTAGATCACTGGTGCCGCGATGAGCTTTATGAAAAGTATGCGTTAGAATTGATTCTTAAAGAAGATGCAACGACTGCACTAGAACGTAGTATTGTTACTATGGTAGAATGGGCAAAAGAAAACGATAGTGTATACAATCATTACTTTAATTATGTTAGTCATAATAGAGCAGTCCAACATATACGCGACGGAAAAATTAGTCCGTGGATTGTTCTTAATTGTGCTAGCGGCAAAGCAATGTTAGCACAATTCAACGACGAACAATTGAAATTAGTCTATCAAGTTATTAATCCTCAACACTGGGCTATGCGATTTAAAAGATTGCCTCTAGACGTACAACTTGTAAAAGACGTTGCTAAGGAAGCGGGACTCTAATGAAACCTAATACTAACTTTGATTTTAATGTAGAAGAACTTGCTCTAGTAGAAGAGTCTATGCAATATCGTATGCGTAGATTATTAGCACGTCGAGAAACTGTTGTAAAAGAAAACAGCAAAATTAAGATTGACAAAGAAGTAAAACAAATATATACTTTACTAGGTAAGATACACAATCAAAAGGTTTGGTTTACTACTACAGACAAATTCCAAGGCGGAGGTTAATATGCCTGATATTGATATTGACTTTGCAGACAGAGACATTGTTTTAAACAAGATCAAGCATCGAGTTGCAAAGCTAGATACTGGCAAAAAACATAACACTGGTGTTTATGTAACAGAGATTCCGCACAATCCGTTTAATGAAATATCTACTATTGACTACAAGGCCGCAGACGAACGTGGTTACTTTAAACTAGACTTCCTTAACGTGAGCATATACAAAGACGTTAGGGATGAAGCACACTTAACAGAACTAATGGAAAGGGAACCAATATGGCAACTACTGGAACACACAGACTTCAGCGACAAAGTCTTTCATCTCAACGGGCACGGCGCACTGTTGCAGCAATTGAAGCCTACTTCGGTGGAACAATTAGCAGCGACACTAGCAATCATTCGACCAGCGAAGAGGCACCTGAGTGGAAGCAATTGGAATTTGATTTTTCAAGAGGTTTGGAAAAAGCCTGAAGAAGGCTATTATTTTAAGAAGGCACACGCAGTATCTTATGCAATGGCATGTGTTGTACACATGAATTTAATATGTGAGCAGTTGGCAGATAATGGATCTTGAAGTAGACTTAATTATTACTAACTGGAGCAGTAAGTACAGTGATCGTATATTCGATGCTTGGCAGCATATTAGTATTCCTAAACTTGCTAGGAACTCTGTTCCTGATTGGCATAAAGATACTATGCCATTAGATGAAGACAGCAATAGAACAATTAAAAAGTGCATGCCGGTAACAGATGCAATAACTTCCGGATACATTATGCCAGCGCCGGTTGATATGCTAATATACACCGACACAGATAATAACTTACAGTTCAAATGCCAGTATGGCGAATTCTTTGTATCAAGGCATTCACAGACACAGTATGCTAAAACCCCGTATAAAGATAATACAGTTTTAAAGTTTGATTTTCCTTGGATATTTAAAACACCGCCCGGCTGGAGTATGTTATATACACAACCATTTCACAGAGACAACTCTAAATTAGAAGCTCTATCAGCTATTGTAGAAACAGACACATACTATAACAGCGTTAACTGCCCTGTACAAATTAAAGATTGGCCTGTTGGCGAGATGCTAGAAATACCCAAAGGCTATCCGCTAGTACAAGCAATTCCTTTTAAGCGTGAAGAATGGAAGATGAATATGAAACACGTTGACTGGAATGCGCACTTTAAAACAACGCTTGAGTTTGTTAAGAATACTAGTGCTTATAGAGATGAGTATCGAGAAAAGAAAAAGTTCAGTTAGTTTTTGTCTTTGCGTATCAGCTGTACTGATTTTCGTTTTACTCGTTTTAGTGTTAGGTTGTTTAAGTTTACAGTAGGACCAATAACTACTCTTACATCTTTAGAGTTCATTGTCATCATAGCATACTTTAAATCTGTAATCTCATTTCTTAAAAAGATATTAATAGGTATCATTCGATTAGATTCCCACCACCATATCTCACCTAGTTCTAATAATTGTTCTTTATGTTTTTCCGAATGTAAGCCTTCATAAACAATCATAGTAGTAATGTATTGATCCTGATTGCAAACGATGCCGACATACTCGGCGCCGCCATAACTAACTACGCTTACGAATGGAAATTTTTCTTGAATATCTTTAGTTAACATGTCATCTCGATAAATATACTTATGCAAGTATTTAATCAATATTTATTAAACAATAGGCTCACACTGGTTGCAAACCTGAGTGACTTCGTTACGGAGAATAGAGAAGTGTATAAAAGAAACGTCAAAGTATATAAAGGGATAGACAACGCAGTAGAGTTCCAAATTAAAAATGCAGATCAAAAGCCTGTAGACATATCAGATAAAGAAATACGCTTTGATATAATTGACACTAGTCGAAAGAGTTTGTTGACTAAAAATGCAACAGTACTAGATGACGGTGCTACACGTAACAAAAAAGGTTTAGTAAGAGTTAACATAACACAAGGTGAGCTTTTAGATATTGATGAACAACTTGCACGTTACACTATCTATATGATTGACAGCCTAGGCGAACGTACACTATTATATGCAGACACGCAGTTTGGTGCCAGCGGCACTATTGAAATAGTTGATGATGCATTTGTTAACCCGAGCAAGACACACGAAGTTAATAACTTTTTACTATCTGATGGAGTATACTACAGTAACGCCGTCACAGGCGAAGCAACTCGCAAAGACGGATTGCACACTATGACAGTGTACAGTGATAACTTTAACGGTACGTTTGTAGTAGAAGTTACACTAAATGATATTCTAAATGAAACAGCTCTTTGGAGTACATACGCAAGTTACACCGTAGACTTTACACAACGTACACAACCGTTCCTAGTTGAAATGAACGGATCCTTTACATATGTACGAATCAAGTATGTAGAAAACCAAGGCAGTTTGGATAAGTTCCTTCTCAGAAACTAATTGACAAAACTAATACTGATGCTATAATAGTAGTATGAGTATTGTATCCGATATAATCACAGCACACTTGCCAGCAAAGCGAAAGACTACTCCTAGTGGGTGGACTAGCTTCAATGCACCCTGCTGTCATTACAACGGCAATACTGCTGACACTAGAGGACGCGGCGGACTTATTTCAGAAGGCGATACTGTAAGCTATCACTGTTTTAACTGCGGATACAAAGCAAGTTGGCAACCAGGTAGACCGGTGTCACAGAAGCTGCGTAAGCTGCTACAGTGGCTCAACTGTAGTGACGATACAATAACGAAGCTGACGTTTGATGTAATGCGTATAAACGAAGGCGTAGAGGTTGCAGAGCGCAAGATAGAATTGCCTACGTTTGAAACTGTACCACTGCCGCCCGATGCTGTAAAGATTACAGACATAGCAGAGTTCAACAAGTTTAGTATAGCAGTTGTTGAGTACATGGCAGCACGTAACTTAAACATAGATGATACTGATTACTATTGGTGCCCTAGTCTAGCATACCGTGACAGACTAATCATTCCGTTCTACTACGAGAACCGTATTGTAGGTTGGACTGCTAGAACTATCACAGCAGACAAGAAGCCCAAGTACATGACCGAAACACAACCTGGCTTTATATACGGACTAGACAAACAAACTTATGACAAACAGTTTGCTATATTGTGCGAAGGACAAGTTGATGCTATTCACATAGATGGCTGTGCGCTAGGCGGCAGTGAGATTAACGATGCACAAGCGATGCTGATGAACAGGTTGAGCAAAGACATTGTTGTAGTACCTGACAGGGACAAAGCAGGTAGTAAACTAGTAGAACGTGCTATTGAACTAGGTTGGCAAGTTAGTCTACCTGAATGGACATCGGACATTAACGACATAGGCGATGCAGTAGACAGATACGGAAGGCTATATACTTTATATAGTATTGCTCAAGCAGCAGAAACTAGTCCACTTAAAATTAGATTGAGGTCAAAAAAATGGTTTGGATAGAAAAAATAAAGGCACGTTGGAAAACTTATTTAGATAACAGACGTATTGCTAAGATGCGTAAAAAATTAAAAGACACAGATCCGTTTATATACAAATGAATACTTGGGGCATATCAGCAAACAGTCATGACGCTGCACTAGCAGTGTTTAATAATGACGGGCTAGAGTTTGCAAGCCATAGCGAACGCTTCAGCGGAATTAAGAACGATCCCCATCTTAACACAGAGATAATTAACTATGCAAGACAATGGGGAGAGCCTGATGAAGTGGTTTGGTACGAAAAACCCTTTAGAAAGACTATTAGACAGATTCGAGCAGGACAAGGATTTCGCCTGGCCGAAAATAATATTAATCGCTATCTTCGATCTCATGGGATATCTGCTCCTATTCGTTATATTCCTCATCACCATTCCCATGCTGCTGCCGGTTATTACACTTCGCCTTTTAGAGAAGCCACTGTTGTTTGTATTGATAGTATTGGTGAATTTCAAACACTCACTATTTGGCAAGCCGAGCAATCAGAACTCAAACGAATCTACTCGCAAAGCTATCCACATTCCGTGGGACTATGGTACTCGGCGATGACACAACGCATTGGGCTAAAGCCTAATGAAGACGAATACATACTGATGGGCATGGCAGCATACGGTGACCCTAAGCGACTGTTCATGGATGTGCTCAACGACTTTATTGACAAAGAAGGCATAGGGTATAATCCTAAAATTAAAATCAAACACAACCTACACCGAGGGTGCAAGTGGTGGCGTCCTGATCTTACTACAGAACAAGACATGTTTGATATTGCTGCTGCAACTCAGAAAGTGTACGAATACATTTTGTTAAACACATTGCTATGGGCTAGCAAAACTCTGCCTAGTAAAAACCTAGTGCTTATGGGAGGTTGTGCGCTAAACTGTAGTGCTAACCATTTAGCTTATAGATACTTTAACAACGTATGGATCATGCCCAACCCAGGTGACGCAGGCAGTGCTGTAGGTGCTGTACTAGCACACAAGAAACTACACATGCCTATGCCCCATGCATACTTAGGCTATAATATAGAAGGAGAGTATCCAGTTGAGCAACTTACTAACGAACTCCTTAGCACAGGCATTGCAGGTGTTGCGAATGGTCGCGCTGAGTTTGGCCCTAGGGCTTTTGGCAATCGTAGCTTACTTGCTGATCCACGTGGTGATGATATTAAAGACAGAGTCAATGACATCAAGCAAAGGCAGCGATTCAGACCATTTGCACCTGTCGTGCTCGCAGAGCATTATGATGAACAGTTCGACGGGTATGCAAATGAATATATGCAGTTTACCGCCCGTTGCAGAAATCCACACCTGTATCCTGCCATCGCCCACGTGGATGGAACAAGCAGAGTACAGAAGGTTGAAAGAGATGGAAGCGGCATACGAAGACTGTTAGAAGCCTGGTTTGAAAGAACAGGATGCCCGATGCTGTTAAATACTTCGCTAAACATCAAGGGCAAGCCGATGGTAAATGACTTGACAGATGCGCAAGAGTTTGCTATAATGTATAATATAAAAGTATTCTCTTAGGGTAGAAGTAATAAATGAGCACTAGACAAAACACAGATTATGGTTACGATATACAAAAGGTATATCTTGAAATGTTTATGACAGACGCTGAGAGCTTTGTACGCTGTCAGGGTGTGTTTGATCCAGAAACATTTGATAGGCGATTAGTTGAGCCTGCAAAGTTTGTTAAAAGCTATGTAGAAGAACACAACGCATTGCCTACGTTTGATATGATCAATGCAGCAACACAAAGTGATTTAAAACATCCAGGTGACTTGATGGAGAATCACTATGACTGGTTGCTACAAGACTTTGAAACATTCAGCAAGCATAAAGCACTAGAAGCAGCTATCCTTAAGAGTGCCGACTTACTTGAGAAGGGTGAGTACGGAGCGTGTGAAGATCTAGTCAAGCAGGCTGTGCAGATTGGCTTGCAAAAAGACTTGGGTACTGATTACTTTAAAAGCCCACGTGAACGACTGATGGCTATCAAAGACAAGAACGGACAGATCAGTACAGGCTGGCCTGCGCTAGACAAGAAGCTGTTTGGTGGATTCAACAGAGGCGAGCTTAATATCTTTGCAGGTGGTTCGGGTTCTGGTAAGAGTTTGTTCTTAGCTAACATGGGTGTGAACTGGTGCTTGCAAGGACTTAACGTAATGTATCTAACATTTGAGCTTAGTGAGAACTTGGTTAGTATGCGTCTTGACAGTATGGTATCAGACATTCCAAGTCGTGATGTGTTTAAGAGCATTGACGATGTTGAGATGAAAGTTAAAATGATTGGCAAGAAGTCGGGTGCATTCCAAGTCAAGTACATGCCCACAGGCAAGACAGCAAACGATGTACGTGCATACTTGAAAGAGTATGAGATTAAAACAGGACGCAAAGTAGACGTGCTGTTGATTGACTACCTAGATCTTATGCATCCAATCGGACAAAAGATTAGTGCAGAGAACTTGTTTGTCAAAGACAAGTATGTATCAGAAGAACTACGCAACTTGGCAATGGAACTTAACACTATCTTTGTTACAGCATCGCAGTTGAACCGTAGTGCTGTTGAAGAGATTGAATTTGACCACAGTATGATCTCCGGCGGTATCTCTAAGATTAACACAGCAGACAACTTGATTGGTATCTTTACAAGTAGAGCAATGCGTGAAAGAGGACGTTATCAGATCCAGCTTATGAAGACACGTAGTTCAAGCGGCGTCGGACAGAAGGTTGATCTAAACTTTAACGTAGACACACTGCGTATTGAAGACGCTGGCGAAGATGACGATGACGGTTACGCAACAGCAGGTGCAGGCGGAAGCGCAGGCAGCAGTATTGTAGCAAACCTAAGACGCAACAACAGCAACAACAGCAAC